CTTTTGATATTGACGAGCAGGTGGTTAAGGCAGTGGCCGATATTTACAATCAAACTGTCCCTTTTATTTTTTATTCAGAATACCGAGAGATTTATATTTTTGATGAGAGCAATAACCGTATTTATGGCGGATATGTAGCCGAGCCAAACGTATATTGCGACGCAAACGGGTATAAAAAAAGGACAATTACCAGTAAGGGCTTTTTTTCACTTCTTGAAAAAAGACTTACTAACGTGCCAACAGATACAAAGCGGGTGTATACAGCCCAGCACGCAAGCGATATTGCTTGGGATTTAATCAACTATACACAGGGGTTAAGCTATGGAAATTTAGGCATTACACGGGGCGCAGACCCAGTGGACGTAGCAAATGACCGTACATACCGATATGAGACAATAAAGCGGGCAATTGAAAAATTAAGTAATAATGAGACAAAAGACGGCATAGATTTTGAAATAACAGCACAAAAAGTATTTAATGCCTATTACCCAGAAAAGGGCTCACAAAGAGCAGAAATAGCGCTTGTTGAGGGCTTTAATATTTTTACCTACAATATACGCACAAACTTTATTGAGGCAATGGCAAACCAAGTAGTAGTTTTTGGAGAGGGGCAGGGCGATACAATGGCAGTATCAAAAAGGGACGCAGATAATAGCTATAAGGCTTCATTTTTCCTACTTCAACAGGGCTTAAGTGAAAAAGACACAGAAACACAAACTAACCTTGATAGAAAGGGTGATAAATACCTAGAGCTCTATAGAGCCCCAAGAGCAGATATAACGATAACATGCGATTATGAAGAGCCATTATTTACCAACTATAATTTAGGGGATAGACTAAAACTTGTTATACCAAGCGAAAGCATAAACGGATATTACCGCCTTTACCGTAGAACCCTAAACGAGCAAGGCGATGTAACATTAACTTTTTTAACCCAATAACAACATGAACCCAAAAGACGACATAGTAGGAATAATCAATAATCTAAAAAACAGGCTTGAAATAATGGAGCGTGGGATAGCTGGCGCGACCATACCGCCAGCAATGCCAGCAGGTACGGTAATGCCGTACGCGGGAGCAAGTGCGCCAACTGGCTATTTACTTTGCGATGGCTCAGCAGTATCACGTAGCACCTATTCCGCACTTTATGCAATTATTGGCACAACTTATGGAGCAGGAGACGGGTCAACTACTTTTAATTTACCTAATTTAAAAGGTAGAGTTCCTGTTGGTTTAGACACTTCTCAAACCGAATTTAATACTCTTGGAAAAACAGGGGGGGCTAAAACTCATACTTTAACTGTAAATGAAATGCCAAGTCATACACATATACAAGACGCTCATAGACATTGGATTTCTTCAGCTCAAAGAGATGATGGAAATGGAACTGGTTGTATGGGAAATGGGCAGATGTATGGGCTTTGGGCTGATGCAGGTTCATATTCAAGCAGTGATCCTGGATACGCATATGGAAGAAATTCTCAATGGACAACTGCAACTAACCAAAACACAGGTGGAGGTCAAGCTCATAACAATTTACAACCCTATATCACCTTAAATTACGTTATTAAAACCTAGTTATTATTGTCTATAATGAAACTATGAAAATAATCTTGACTATACCAAAAGAGCTAGACGACCTCATAGACAAAGCCACCCTAGAAAAACGGGTAGACGAGCTTATTATTACCCCGCTTATTAACGACCTTAAAAGGGCAAAACTAGCCCAGATTATAGAAACAGAAAGGCCAAAAATTAAAAACGAATTGCAAAAGGTACGGGAAAAGGTTAGCATGAATATAACGGGTGGTAAGGTAGTAGAAAATGTTAATTTTCCAGAGGGCTACCAACCTCCACAAGAGGCAAAGAATGATGTAGTTATAAATTCAAAGGACGTATAAAATCTTATGGCTTCAATACTACAAACAATGCGAGGCGGGACGGGGACACAACACCCGCAAGAAATAATGAACTTTTTTGGGTCTTTTTTGGTGGCAATTGGTGGTGTTAAAGATATTACAAGCACCGATTTTAAGGTGGTTGAACAAGGCACGCCAGACATGACGGTAAAAGTTAATATGGGTAATGCCCTTATCCCGACGAGTGATAAAAAAATGGCATACCCAGTGCGTCTATATTCCGATGTATATAGCCAAGCAATCGCAAGTAACGGTAGCGGAAACCCAAGAAAAGACGCAATCGTACTTTATATTGACACGTCCGCAAGCCCCAACGCCGCAATTGATAACGTAGCTAAAATTACAAGAGTTGCAGGTACGCCAGACGCAAGCCCTGTAGCGCCAACAGATGAAGAGATTTCAAGCGCTATTGGAGCCTCAAACCCATTTATAAGGCTTGCCAATGTAACGGTAGCCAGTGGTGCAACTTCAATAACAAATGCAAACATTGAGGATACCCGCGACGACGCCGAAATACTTTTAGGCCAGCCAAGATTACGAGGACAAAAACAGGAATATACAACCCTTACAGACGGGGCAAGTGTAGAAGTTGACTTACGCAAAGGCTCAAAATTCCAGCTCACCCTTGGAGGCAATAGAGCGCTTACTTTGGCCTCACCGCCAAGCGGTAAGACGTGGGCAGGTAAGACTTTTATTATCCGCTTTACTCAAGACGCGACAGGAAACCGTAGCATAAGCTCACTTTTTAGCGGGTACACCATGAAATATCAAGACGGGGTAGCTTTTACCTTAACGCCAACCGCCAATAAGACCGACAAAATAGGCTTTGAGGTCTTAAACGATGGTACAACCATAGAAGTAACAATAGTCAGTCAGAACCATTAGAAATTACAAAAGATAAATATGAAAAAAACGTATTTAGTGTTTGTTTTACAAGCATACGTCCAAAAACTGGACAATGGCCAGCTTATGGACAATGTAGAGTTACAGCTTATAGCCGAGAGTTATAAAGACGCGGAAAAACGGGCAAAAGAGATAATCAAAAAGCCATTTTACCGATTGTCAGTTGTAATTGAAAAACACTATGATAAATAAACGCAATTGTTATTTATGCCGTATTAAAAGTTTTGTTATTTTCTGGTACTCAACTTGGCGTACAAGACTTTTACGGCTGAAACCGCCAACTTATGAGAATACCTAAGGACATAATTTTAGTGTGGGCTGGCTCTAATGCCAGTATTCCTACTAATTGGCTCCGCGAAACGACACTAGACGGCAAATACCCCAAAGCATGGGGCGCTCAAAATCCAAATGTAACGGGGGGTAATGCTTCACATACTCATACTTCACCCGCACACACCCACGCAATAGCAAGCCACACACATACTTATACAGTACCCGCGCCCCCTTACCGAGATCAAACATGGACACAATCATACGGTAGTTTAATCCAACAATCACACACGCACACAGGCACGACGGGCGCCGTGATAAATAGCAATAATTTTGGCTCAACTGCTGTAACGTACGGTACATGCTCAAATGACCCGCCATATCACGCGGTCATATTCATTAAAGCCAATTACGGGGCATTGCTTGCGGACAACATAATTGCGCTTTGGGCAGGGTATGCGGGCAATAGCAACGTGCCAAGCAACTACCAGCTTTGTAACGGTGCAAATAGTAGCCCAGATTTACGAAACAAATACTTAAAAGGTGCAGGAGCAGGCGCCGACGCAGGGGCAACAGGCGGAAGCACAACAAACGTCCACGACATAAGCCACGGCCATACAGGAGCCTCACACCAGCACGGCGGACATACAACCACAGGCGAACAAGGTTATAGATTTTGGAGCCAAGGCGGTAGCACTTGTTGCTCTGTAATAACCCATTCCCATACCTACGGGGCAACAGACGCGACAACCGTAACGCCGAATAATCTAAGTGCAAGCCTTACAACCACCGAAACAGTAGAGCCAGCATACAAAAAGCTATGCGCTATCCAAAAGAAAACAAACGCCATTAAAGAAAAGGGCTTAATTGGCTTATGGCTTGGGGCTGTAGCAGATATTCCGAGAGGCTGGGTGCTTTGCGATGGCAACAACGGCACGCCAGATATGCGCGACAAATACCTAAAAATAGCAAGCGACACTACCGAAATTGGCAATACTGGTGGCTCAAACACTCACACCCACGGTGCACAGGCGCATAGCCATACCGTACCAGCCCATAATCACTATCAAAACGAAACCAAAAACCACGTAGGGATTAACAGGGAAAGTACAAGTGGTGGGGGTAACTATGACGACACCTTAGACTATGACACGCACGGCAAGTTTTATACCGACAACTCAACGCCAAGCACAACAGACGCCAACACAACAGCCGACAGTTCAAGCAATGAACCAGAATACAGGACAGCCGTTTACGTGCAATACCAGTTTGCAACAGACGGGGGCTTTTTCTTAGAGAACTTTATATAGCGATTAAAAGTTGATACTATTAAATTATGAAAATATCCTTACCAATAGTTTTTAGCCAATGGGACGGTAGGTGGAGTAGTAACTTTTTGGGTTACAACACTAACGCCCCTTACACTATCTACAATTACGGTTGCTTAATTACTTGTCTTGCCATGATTGGCAAATACTATGGCTTTGACGATACCCCAGCAACGGTAAATAAAGACCTCAAGGACAATAGCGGTTTTGTTGGTGGTGGATTATACGTATGGGGTAAGTATCCAACTATCCGCAAAGGATTAGTTGAAAAAGTAGTAAATACCCCAGAACCATTAACCGACGCGCAATACAACATAATTAAAGAGGCATTAAGTAAGGGATACCCCGTAATGCTTCAAATTGACTACAACCCAAAGACCGTGCCAACAGATATGCACTATGTGCTTTGTATTGGCTACGACGAGGGCGACGAGAATAATTTAACGATTGCCGACCCATTAGGCGGACAAATTAAAAGCCTTAAAAACTACTTGGGCTGGTATAGGCCAAGCATGCGCAAAACTATTGAGCAATTTTGTATTTACGAGGGTAAGGTGCCAGCACAAAGCGGAGCGCTCCCGCCAGATTTCCCCGACTTAGTAAATAAAGCGACAAAATGGGATAGTACGGTACAAGACCCGCGCGTACTTAACATTAAGGATAGACAAAGCCAAAATGTACCGTTTGAGGAATTAGTAGGTTTTGTTGATACTATCAAGCGTGAACGGGACGAAGCCCGCAACACCTTAAGCAATATACGCCAAGTAGACGTAGACGGGCACACCGTAGGCTACTATATTACCGAACTTGGAAACCGCACCGAGCAGGTAGCACGATTAAAGGACGAAAAAGACCAAATCCAAAAAAGCTATGATACCTACAAATCGGAAGTATCAAAGGGGACGGAAATAGCCGACGCCCAGCGTAAAGCCGATAAAGCCTTAATTGAAAGTTTGCAGGAAAAAGTAGAGGAACAGGGTAAGGCTTTAGGAGGCGCCAACATTGAAAATGAAGCCAACAAAAAGATATTGAGCGAAAAAGAAAAAGAGATTTTGGGGCTTAAGGACGATGTCAAAAAAGCACAATCGCAATCAGTCGCAAATATGAGTGTTTACGACGTACTAGCATTATTAGTTAGTAAGGTAGTAAGCACCTTAAAGGGTACGAAATTAACGTAATGACCTATGGAAGCAACGGAAGCCTTAAAAGCCATCATTGAAAGCGGGCTTTTGGGTGCGCTCTTAGTGGTAGCGCTATTAACGGTTGCTTTCATGTATCGGGAAAATAAGGCATTACAAGAAAAACGTATTGACGACTTGCGAATAGCAAGAGACGCAATAGTAGAGCCATTAGGAGCCGTGAAAAGAACGGTTGAGTTAATACTAGACGCGGTGCAAGATAATGGCCGTCGTCGTTAAAATAAATGCTTATGATAAAACGTATGCTAGCGCTACTGGGAATACAACTAAACAAAAGCGACGATAAAGCCGAAGCGGTACGGCAGGATATTTTACAGATTAAAAGCGAGACGATGATTAAGGTTGAGCGATTAAATAGAAAACTAGCGGATAAGACTATAACATTAGATATTTTGCGCGCAACGCACAGCAGATTTACAAGAATATGAACCCAGTAACCATTTACGGACAAATCGTACCAGAATACCTAGTATGGACAGCCAACATATTTAGGGTAATCGGGGCTTTCCTTTTGATAAGCCACGTATTGCCGTGCCAGATACGGGAATTACAACACAATGGGGGCTATAAAAGCCTCAAGTTTGTTTTGTTGGTTTTTACAATTGTACTGCTTATTGCTAACATTTCCCCTACTTTAATGCTTTTTTGCAACGGTAATACCGCATGCCGAGCTAGTTTTTTTGATGAGTTGACCTTTCCTTTAGGTGGCTTTGGCTCTTTTATAGCTAGTGTCATCTTATTACTAATTTATAAAGGGAAGTACAAAAGATAATATGAAAACACCCAACAGCGAAGCGGTAAAAGAGGTTATGCGCTGGGTAGCGCTTTACGCACTATCGTTTGTCGTCTCATGGTTTATTGCCGAAACACTTAAACAGGTTGCACAAATCCCAGAAACCTTTAATTTTAAGGTTTGGGTTTTTACTTATGCCATACCAGTACGCCAGTTGTTTACGTTTGGGCTTACTCTTGCGGGGAGATACACCGACAAGTATTTACATGAAAGCCACAAACAGACAAAGGGCTACATGGCGGG